ACTATCATCTCAACTGAGGTCCTAAGAGACCCTAGTTCTTTCGGTGATATCGTAAGAGGATTGCATGTATACGGAGCTAAGGTCCTTAGACCAGAAGCTTTAGTTGGTGCTTTTTACACAGTAGACTAATAAAACTGGGGGAGTCTTCGGACTCCTCCTTTTTTAAGGAGACACAATGGATAATCAAATACAATATTACGAAACAATACACGAAAAAGAAGAAAAGTGTTCAGAGATGGTAGGTCACAATACTATGAGATTTGAATACGAAGAAGACAAAGGGGAAAAATAGCTATGATGTACGGAATGAAAAAAGATAAAAAGAAAAGAGAAGGTATGGTGTACGGTGGTAGCATGGGTAGAAAACAAGCTAAACATGGTGGACCACACAATAACATGGACAGAATTGGCATGGGTATGGGTGGTGCTATGAAAGTTCAAGAACCTGTATAAACATGAAAGTAGATGCACCAAAAGGTTATCATTGGATGAAGTCTGGTAAAGGCTTTAAACTAATGAAAGACCCTAAAGGCGGTTACAAACCTCATAAAGGAGCTAGTAAAAAAGCTTCTTTTGAAATACAAAAAGTACATAGTAAATAATGGCTAAAACATTCTTAACTCTGACGAATGATGTCCTCAGAGAGTTGAACGAAGTTGTCTTAACTTCATCAAACTTTGGAGACGCTACAGGCATACAAGCGTTTGTCAAAAACTCTATTAACAAATCTATAAACGATATTGCTAATGAAGAACCACAGTTACCTTTCTTTTCGGCAGGTGCTAGTGGTGAGACAGACCCTTTCTATGGTAATACAACTGTAGCAACTACTGCAGGTACTAGATGGTATCTGTTAAAAGATGGTAGTAGTGATATTACTTCAGACTTTGCATCAATAGATTGGGATGATTTTTACATCACAACTATTAGTGTCTCTGGAGAATCAGCACCGTTTGTTTCAAAAGGGTTAAGATTTTTAACATTAGATGAGTGGACTAGGTATTACAGAGATAGTGAGAATAGTGATGATGCATCAACTCAAGCTCATGGAGAGCCTGTTTATGTAATACGTAGTCCAGACCATAGAAAGTTTGGGCTAAGTCCTATACCTGACAAAGTTTACAACGTACATTTTTATGGCTACAACAAGCCAACAGAACTATCAGCGTTTGGTGACACTATAGTTCTACCAGACCAATATGCAAATGTAATAACAGCTAGAGCTAGATATTATGTTTGGCAGTTTAAAGAAAGTCCTCAACAAGCTGCTTTTGCATTAGAAGATTACAAAAAAGGCATGAAGCAAATGAAGTCTAATCTGATAAATCCACAACCAAAATATATGTCAGATGATAGAACATATTTTTAGGAGATATAAATGACAACTAAAATACCTGCAGAATTATCAAGTACCCCCGGAATATCAGATAGTAGTAATGCTACTGCAATAACTATTGATAGTTCTGAAAATTGTGTTTTTGCAGGAACAATAAATGACTTAGGTTTTCAAGGACCAACTACTAATTTTACTAACAGTATGTTAATTAGTAATGATGCTGGAACAGGAACACTTAGTACAGCAAATAACAACACAGGTTTTGGTCATCAAGTATTTAATGTTCTAACTTCTGGCGATGCAAATACAGCCGTAGGTGCTGATTCTATGTCAGCTCTTACTTCAGGAGTTAATAATACCGCAGTTGGTTTAGATACTTTGAAAGCAAACACTATCGGTCACAGCAATACTGCTATCGGATACCTAGCCTTGAGTACAAATGTTGCGGGTAATAGAAACACGGCAGTAGGTCAAAGTGCTTTATTATCTTGTACTGCTGCATCCGATACCGACATGATGAATACAGCAGTTGGCGGTAACGCCTTGACAGCTCTTACTAGTGCAACTAGTAATACAGCAGTTGGTAGAAATGCTGGATTATCTGTAACAACAGGTGTTGAAAATACTTTTTTGGGTTACGGTGCTGGTTCAAGTCTAACCACAGGTAATAATAATACATTTATTGGTCGTAATTCTGGAACATCAGGAGACCCATCTATTACAAATGGTAGTTGTATTTATATCGGAAATAACGCATCAGGTAATAACGGCTCAAGTTATGAAATGGTTGTAGGTGATGGAAGAATCGGGTTAGGTGGCAACTCTTTTGCTCTCGGCAAAGTAAGTAATGTTGTTTACAATGGTTTTACATCTAATGCTTCATGGACAAGAAGTTCAGACTTACACAAAAAAACTAATATTGAACCTACAGATATAGGTTTAAGTTTTATAAATGAATTGCAACCTGTAACTTTTAATTGGCGACCTAATAATGAGTTTCCTGAACACTACAAAGATTATTCTGAATCCGAAAATCACATGGAAACAGACATCAATCTTTATGGAATGATTGCTCAAGATGTTGAAAAAGCACTTAAAAAAGTAGGGCACGAAAATTTTGGCGGTTGGAAAAAACAAGAAGATGGCTCGCAAAGCTTGTCACAAGAAATGTTTATACATCCTTTAATAAACGCTGTTAAGGAATTATCAGAGAAATGTGATTCTTTACAAAACGAAATAAACGAACTAAAAGGTAACTAAATGGAAATGACAGTAGAAAGAGTTTTAGAAATGGCAGATGATTCAGTTGCATTAATTAATGATGTAAATACTAAGGGTGCATCATCTACATATTTACCAGAGGAACTATCGCAAAGCGAAGTTAATAAAGCTGTTCAAAGGAATGTAGACCATTTAGAAATTATTTTAGCTTACGATGGCAGCACAGGTTTAAAAGTAGATGTAGCAGGTAGTTCAGCAGATAAATCATCTTATACTGCTGCAATAACTACAGGTAAAAACTATATAGCAGCAAACTCATAATAATATGGCTAGAAGTCAACCATACGGTTTTGCATGTTCAGGAGGATTAGTAGATAGTGCTAATCGTTTTGACTTGTTTAAAGCTCCCGGAGTAGCAACTACATTAAGAAACTTTGAAGTTGCTGTAGAGGGTGGTTATAGAAGAATAAACGGTTATAGTTTATTTGGTGGCGGTAGTTCTGCTAGACCTAACTCTTCTAATCAGATATATGGATTATTTGTCTATGCTGATGGAGTAATAGCTGCAAGTGGTAGTAATATTTATTTTAGTCAAGACGGAACTAGCTGGTTACAAATAAATAAAGCAAGTGTAGCAAGTAGTGGTGATAATCATACTGCATTTACAGGTAGAAGTGCACTTAGTTTAACATCACCAGCTCAGTATAGTTTTGCATTATACGAAGGTACATCTGTTTATGGTGACCTAGTTATGACAGATTCAAGTGGTAGTAATAAACCATTTTTATTTAAGATGACTGGTACAGATTCAGATATTACCAACAGAACATTTTTTGCTAGTCAAATAACAATAAGCGGTAGTACAACTGCGAAGTTTTGTACAATACACGGAAGACGCTTAGTAGTTGCAGGAGACCCGTCAACACCAAACACAGTTTACATAAGTGCTGTTAATGACATAGATGATTTTACCGGTGGAGTCTCAATAACATTAGAAGACCAAATAGTAGGTCTTAAAAGTTTCCGTAACGAATTATTTATATTTTGTAAAAACTCTATCTTTAAATTACAAAATGTTGACAACTCATCAGCTCTACAAGTTGTACCAGTTACTAAAAACGTGGGTTGTTTAGATGGACAGAGTATTCAGGAATTTGGTGGTGACCTAATCTTTTTAGCTCCAGATGGATTAAGAACAGTTGCCGGTACAGCAAGAATTGGAGATGTGGAGTTAGGCACAATAAGTAAAGCTATTCAGCCACAGATAAAACAGATAGCAGATAACATTGACACTTTTACAATTAGTAGTGTCGTATTAAGAGATAAGTCACAGTACAGATTATATTACGGTAAGTCTAGTCAAAGTGATTTAATACAAGAAGGAATTATAGGAACACTAAGACCTGAAGGTTGGCAGTGGTCAGAAACAAGAGGTATCGAAGCTCCGGCAGTTGCTTCTGGTTTTACAAACACTGGAGTTGAAAAAGCATTTCATGGTGATTTTGCAGGGTATGTTTACAACCATGATACAGGTAACTCATTTAACCCTGCAGGAACTGAAAGCGATATAGATGCTCAGTATACAACACCTGACATTGATTACGGTGATTTAGGTATGCTAAAAACTTTACAGTATCTAAAAATATCTTTTAGTCCAGAGAATGATGCTACACCAACGATTAGAATTAGATACGATTTTGAAAGTACGGATACACCACAACCTGCTGATATTAGTTTAGGAACTGTACCGTTACCATCACTCTTTGGTAGTGCTGTATTTAATACTAATACTTTTGGTGCAGGAGAACATCCAACAGTAAGAACAGCATTAACAGGAAGTGGACATAGTAATAATTTTAGTATTTTTACAAAGAACACAAATCAACCGTACATTATAAACGGTTTGTACATAGACTACGTACCGTCAGGAAGGAGATAATAAATGGCTCAAAACTACACTAGACAAAGTTCATTCAGTGATGGGGATACTATTACTGCTGCGTTATTTAATAACGAGTACAATCAATTAGTAAACGCATTTGCCTACTCATCCAGTAGTGCAAGTTCTACAGGTCACAGACACGATGGTAGTGCTGGACAAGGTGGTAACATATTTAAAATTGGTGACTTAGACTTTTTAAACAAAATAGAAGTTGATAGTACAAATAATAGATTAGGATTTTATGTAGAAGTTTCATCTTCAGCAGTAGAACAAATAAGAGTACAAGATGGTGCTTTAGTACCTGTTACAGATAGTGATGTTGACATAGGTACAAGTTCTTTATACTTCAAAGATGCATTTATAGATAGCATAACTACAACAGGTAATGTATCTGTAGGTGGTAATTTAGATGTTACAGGAACAATAGACTTTAGTGATTCTGCAATTACTAATGTAGGTAGTATTCAATTAGACAGTATCGCAGGTGATGCTGATTCTAATACTTCAATAACTTTTAGTGGCTCTGATGTTATAACTATAGCTGCTGGAGGAGATAATCAAGTTACCTTTACTAACGGAGCTATTGTACCTTCTACAGATAATGATATAGATTTAGGTACAAGTTCAACAGAATTTAAAGATGCTTTCTTTGATGGCACAGTAACTACTGATGCCTTAGTAGCTGATACTGCAGACATAAATGGCGGTACTGTAGATGGTGCTATTATTGGTGGTTCAAGTGCAGCAGCTATTACAGGTACAGCAATTACAGGTACAAGTTTTGTCATAGGTTCTGCAGATATTAGTGAAGCAGAATTAGAAACTATAGATGGTGTTACTGCCGGTACAGTTGCAGCTAGTAAAGCTGTAGTTGTTGACAGTAACAAAGATATTGGTAGCTTTAGAAATGTAACACTAACTGGTGAGTTAGATGCAGCTACTTTAGATATATCTGGTGATGCAGACATTGATGGTACTTTAGAAACTGATGCACTTTCTATAAACGGTACAGCAGTCACAAGTACTGCAGCCGAATTAAACATACTTGATGGAGTTACCGCAACTGCAGCAGAAATAAATGCACTTGATGGAATTACATCAACAGTTGCAGAATTAAATATTGTAGATGGTAATACATCTGCCACATCTACTACACTTGCAGATGCTGATAGAGTAGTAGTAAATGACAACGGTACTATGGTACAAGTTGCCTTGACAGACTTTGAAACTTATTTT